ATTTCACTTGACGCTATTGAACAATTACAGGTTAACGTAGCACCATTTGACATTCGCCAATCTGGATTTACAGGCGCTGGTATCAACGCTGTAACACGTTCAGGTTCAAATGAAGTTGAAGGTAGTGTTTACCAAACCCAAAGAAACAATTCATCAACTTATGTTGGTAACAATGCTCGTGGTACAACTGTAACCGCAGCAAAGTTTGATGAAAAAGTTCAAGGTTTTAGATTAGGTATGCCTGTTATCAAAAACAAATTATTCTTGTTTGGTAACTATGAAAGTATTGAAAGAACTGAACCTGGAACTAACTGGATTTCAGAAGGTTCACCTTTAACAGGTACTCAGATCAGCCGTGTTAAGTATGCTGATATGAAAGCTCTTTCTGATTTCATGAAGGATAAATTTGGATATGCAACTGGTCCTTGGGAAGGATATTCTAATACAAATGCTTCTAAGAAATTTTTGATTCGTGCTGACTGGAACATCAACGATAAGAATAAATTGACTGCTCGTTATGTTCATCATAACTCTGAAGCAGAAATTAATATTTCAAACTCTCAATCAGCAGGTGCAGGTAATAGAACCACACAATTCAATGCAATGTCATTTAAAAACAGTGGTTATATTATTCAAGACAATACCCGTTCAGCAGTATTGGAATTAAACTCAAAATTATCAAATACTTTACATAATAATTTGATTGTTTCTTATGACAAACAAATTGAAGATAGAGGATATTTAAGTCAAATGTTCCCAACAATTGATATTAGAGAAGGCTCAGCAACTTACACTTCAGTAGGTTTTGATCCATTTACTCCTGGTAATAAGTTAAATTATTGGACGTTTAACGTAACAAACAACTTAACTAAGTATCTAAATAAACATACTTTAGTAGGTGGTTTTAACTTTCAAGTATACCAATCAAATAACTTGTTCTACCCAGCATCTAATGGTGTTTATATCTTCAATAGCTTAGCTGATTTCTATAAAGCAGCAAACGAAAGTTTAGCTAATGGTGGTAAACCATCAACTACTGTTCCTGCTCGTTTCCAACTACGCTATTCAGCTTTGCCTGGTGCTATTGAACCAATGCAAGTGTTAGAAACATATAGAACAGATTTATACATGCAGGATGAATACAATGCTACAAAAGATCTTAAATTAACTTTTGGTTTAAGAGCTAATATTATAGAATTTAAAAATACTGCATTAGAAAATCCTGTTATTACTTTGATGACGTTTGCTAACAGCGAAAAGTTCAATACAGGTGATATGCCTAAAACACAAATTTTATTCGAACCACGTTTCGGATTTAATTATGATGTAAAAGGACAAAAGAAAACACAAATTAGAGGTGGTACTGGTATTTTTACTGGTCGTCCTCCTTATGTATTCTTATCTAACCAAATTGGTAATAATGGTAGATTAACAGGATTTATTGATGTATCAGGTGCAGCAGCTACAAACTATGGTTTTACTGCTAATCCTAATCAATACTTTATCCCACAAACACCAACATTACCGTCTACATTTGATTTAGCATTAACAGATCAAAATTATAAATTTCCACAAGTTTGGAAAAACAATATTGCTGTTGATCAAAAATTACCTTGGTTAGGCTTAGTAGCTAGTGTTGAATTACTCTACAACCAAACATTGAACGCAGTTCATTATTATAACGCTAACCTAGACAAACCAGTTGGTAAATTAGGTGGTGTTGATAATAGAGATTTATTTGCAGGAAATGATAATGGTGTTCGTGTAAACGATAACGTATCAATGGCTGCTGTTTTAACTAACAAAAATGGTGCTTATAATCGTTCAGCAACATTTAAATTAGAAAAACCAGTATCTAAAGGTCTTTGGGGCTATGTAGCTTATACAGCTGCTAAAGCTGAAGACTTTATGAGTGCAGGTTCTATTGCTTCTGGTTCTTGGCAATCAGCAGTATCAGTTAACGGTAACAATAATTTAGGATTATCTATTTCTGATTTCTTAGTTAAAAACCGTATTGTAGGTTTATTAGGATATAGATTAGATTATGGTAAGAAAAATGGTGGTGCAACTACATTCACATTAGGATATGTAGGTTCACAAAATAATCCATTCTCTTATATCGTTGCTGGTGACTTAAATGGTGACAGAGTATCTAACAATGATTTAGTATTTGTACCAAACAAAGGATCAGATATTAAATTTGCACCATTAACAGTAGGAACTCGTGTTTACACTGAGGTAGAACAACAAGCAGCATTTGATGCTTTTATTTCTCAAGATCCATATTTGTCAACTCGTAGAGGTCAATATGCAGAAAGAAATGCATTAGACCTTCCTTTCTTACATAGATTTGATTTATCAGTAGCACAAGATTTATTTGTTAAGATTAAAGGTAAGCGTAACGCTTTCCAAATCAGAGCTGATATTTTGAATTTTGGAAATATGTTGAACAATAAATGGGGTGTTTCACAACGTGCAACAGCTTCTCAATTGTTGAATTTTGTAAGCCGTGACGCTGCAGGGGTTCCAACATATAGATTAGCAACACAAAGAGATGCTAGCGGTACTTATTTAGCTAAAGATACATACCAATACAATTCATCAGTATTTGATGTGTGGACAGCTCAGTTAGGTATTCGTTATACTTTTGGTAGATAATATAAATTTACGTATATTAAAGGGGACGCCTAGCGTCCCCTTTTTTTATATTTATACGTAGTATATACATTATAATATGGCAGGATTATCTAAGGGCATGTCAATTAATGACATAGCTAATAAACATAAGTTGGATGTTGATGTCCTTAAACAGGAATTAAAAAAAGGTATCAAAGTTGAAAAAGAACATACAGACGATGTAAAACGTGCTGCACGTATTGCTATGGATCATTTATTTGAAGATCCAAAATATTATACTAAATTAGATAAATTAGGTTTAGAAAATATTAAAGTTAAAGTATATCCTGGAGGGTTAGGTGCCGATGTTGATTATGATGAAGAAGAATTTGAGCAGTTACCTACTAAATCAATTCCGTTAGACCAATTAACTTTAAATGAGCCTGCTGAAAAAATGAAGCAGCCTAAATCTAGAGCCACATTAAAGCAACTTATTAAATCTATCAAAAATGGTGAGGAAATACCTCCTATTATTGTTCGTAAAGTAAATAATAAGTATCAAATTTTAGATGGCCACCATAGATATTTTGCTTATAAAGCATTAGGTAAAGATAATATTAAAGCTGTTATAGTTGACCCTAAAGATGTTGAAATATTAAAAGAAAATTTAAATAAAGATTTAGTTAAAGAGTTTATGAAGCATGTAATGGGTGAACTTCAATTAAATAAGTTACCTAAAATTACATTATCCAACGATTCTCAAGAAGCTATAGATATGAAATCATGGGGCGGTTATAGGCCAGGTACTAAATCAATTCATATAGTAACTGCTAAAAGACACCCAGCAGATATATTTAGAACATTAGCACATGAATTAGTTCACTATAAACAAGATATAGAAAAACGCTTAAAACCAGATTCTGGTAAAACAGGTAGTGAGGATGAAAACGAAGCTAACTCTAGAGCAGCTGTTATAATGCGTAATTTTGCTCAAGCAAAACCTAATTTATTTGAACACCTTATAAATGAAATAGGTGAAATATCAAATCCATTTGATTGGGGGTTTAGAGATGTTGATGATGATGGAAACTATTTTTATAGATTTGACTCCCCCCAAAATGAATATTCAGTAGGTATTACATACAATGGTGATGATTCATATGAGTTATCCTTTACTACAGTAGGCGAAATGGGACAAGATACTGGAGAGGGAGTAGCTACACGTGTATTATCTACTGTAATGGAAGTAGCACTTGATTTTATTGATAGAGCTAATCCACAAGAAGTTATTTTTAGACCAATAAAAACTAAAGGTGAAGAAGATAGAAGACGTTTTAATGTCTATGGAATCTATTTAAAGAAAAATTTACCATCCAACTATAATATGATAACGCTAGGAGATACCTATCGTTGGATAAAAAAATAAAGTTATGCAAGAGACAACTCTTAAAAAACAGTTTACTGAACGAGATCTACAACGTATCAGAAATTTAGCGCAAAAAAAAGTACATGAAAAGACAGTAACTTCTGTTGGTTATACTAAAGCCGAAGAACACCACGTTGAAGGTGATGTTTGGGAAGAAAACGGCAAAACATGGACTATTAAAAGCGGTATAAAACGTACATTACGTAAAGTTGATGGCGTTGCTGTTCCAATACTGTGTCCAAAATGTTCAAAACCAATGAAACACCATTTAGATAAAAAAATGTATGGTATACACCAAATGTGTATGTCTTGTGTTGTTACAATGGAAACAGATTTAAAAATGCAAGGCAAATATGAAGAATATGAAAAAAATATGCTTCGTAAAAACGCCCAATATTTTGCTGATAATATTACTACTGGTATTGATCAATTTTTAGACGATTTGATTAATGAAACATATGTGATGGAAGACGGTACTATTCAAAACTGGATAGGAAACGGTTTAGACAAAACAGAGGTTAAAAAACAAATCATGGATCGTATACAAAAATTAAAAGATACACTTAATTCCTAAATATTTATAGGCAATAACCTGAGCTTATGACAGATAATATCTATACGGTTTTGATGACAGCCATTACAGTATTAGGTAGTGCCGCCGCTTTTCGATTTTATGAGAAAAAGTCAATGCGCAAAGAACGTGATGAAGAATTTATTCGCCACGACTGCAAAGATCGCATATCTAAATTAGAAGCATTATTAGCTGAATCTGCTAGAGAAAAAGATGAATTACGTGGTATTGTTTTAAAATTAACTGAACAAGTGGCTGAACTACGTACTAAAGTTGAATTTTTTGAAAAATTTAAAAATGCATAAATTAACTGAATTATTAGGACTTGTTACTGAAGGTAAAATTGAATACCCAGCAGATCACGAACCAGGAATGCGTGTAACTAAAGGTGGCTCAATGTGTGCTAACTGTGAATATTGGGTTGAAAAAGGCAATTTATGTAACAACAAATATTGGTTACAATGGCACGATGGCGATGCTAAAATACCAGCACCTGCTGACGAATATTGTTGTAATTGGTGGCATGCAAAATAACATAGTATGAAAAAACAAGCAATTTATGAAGTTAATGATTGTGGATGTAACGGTCCTAAATTATTACTTAAGGAAGGATGGGAATTAATTACTATTTCTGAAGGACTTAAATATCATATTCAAGAAGGTAGAATGTTAGTTCATAACATTTATCGTCCACTATCTGAAAACTATTTTTCTTTATTTCGTGAAGCACGCGAATTATACAATGAAGGTTTACTTTCCGTGACTGAAGATGATGCTGAATTACTTGAGTCAAATATCGGAGAATACGCGTTTTATAATGGCGTTAGAGTACCATTAGACTACCCAATATCAGTTGATGAATTAGTACAATTACATGAAGAATTAGAGCTTGAAGAAGCAGATAAAAAGAAAAAAACACCACCAATTGGCAAACCAAAACGTGGTGGTTCAAAAAAATTCTACGTTTACGTTAGAGATAAAGGTAAAATTAAAAAAGTATCATTTGGTGATACAACAGGATTACGTGCAAAACTAAATAATCCCAAAGCACGTCAGGCATTCTCAAAACGCCACGACTGTCCAAATAAAAAAGATAGAACCAAAGCATCATACTGGAGCTGTCGTTTACCACGCTACGCTAAACTGTTAGGATTTAAAACATCATTTAGCGGTTATTGGTAAAATATGAATTATTTCCATAGTGAAAAATACATATGGATATTACCTGAAAGAACAGGCAGTAGAGCATTAGGACAATTACTTAATTTTTGGGTTGGAGAAAAATATTGTAATAGTAATGCCCAAGAAATAGGGAGAAAAAAAGATATAAGGGGCAATTTTATTCAATTTTATAGTCACGACTGGAATCTAGTATATAAAGATGCTCAAGACTATACTTTTTGCCTTACAGTAAGAAACCCATACGCACGAATGTTAAGTTACTATAAAAGCATATTTTTGAAAAAAAATTGCAAAGACAAAGAGTGTAAATATACGTTTAGTGAGTTTGTAAAAACATCAATGATAGAAAATAAACGTATTTGGCATCTTGAATACGAAAATGTTTTCAACGAAACCAAAATTGATTACATAATTCATCTAGAAAATATTGAAGAGGAACTTATGCAAGTTCCTATGATTCAACAAAAATACACAGAATCAGAAGAATTTCGTAAAGAGTGGGATAGGGTCATTAAAAATAATATATTTGATAAAGAATCTAAAAATAATTATACAAAAGTATCTAACGAAGATGCCCAAATTATATACGATTGTTTCCCAAAACAATTTGAACTATTTGGTTATTCAAAAGATAGTTGGATGTACTTATAATTATATAAAATGAAACCATACACAGATATAGAAAATAACGACTCATATATCATCCGTGAATTTAATGAAAATATTGATCCCATTGAATTGCTGTGGCACCGTGATGATGAAGATCGTACAATTGAAATAATAGGACACACTGACTGGCAGCTACAATTGGAAAACTGTTTGCCAACTTCGCTGAATAAACCCATATTTATACCGAGACATACTTGGCATCGTGCTATAAAAGGTACGGGGACATTACGTTTAAAAATATATAAGCGTTGATTAAATTAACAGACATACTATTAGAAACATTAACTGAAAAGAAGCTGTGTCCTAAAGGCAAAGCTTATTATAATCGTCGCATAGCAGCTGGTGAAAAACCGTCCGCATATCTATCAGGGCGCGCAGTTAAAGTATGTAAAGGATTAATGAGTGAAGAAATTGACCCATCAGAAGCATTTAATGATACAGATGCTATTAATACATTAGTTAATAGAAAACGTGACTTAGCTTTCATAGTTAAAGACTCTAATACAGACGAAAATTGGGCAAATATTCAAAAAATTATCAAGGATAATGACATTAGAATAATGTATGTTAAGGGAAATCCCCACCATGCATATATTGCTTATTTACCTGGTAGTGAAAATAAAGCAACTCAATTAAAAGATTTAGCTGAGAAATATGACGGATATTTATCCGCTCAAGCATCTAAAGAAGATGCCATTAAAATGGGTCGTTTATTAGGATATAAGGAAGATAAAATAAAGGATTTTATTAATAAAAATTTTCCTAACGATCCTATAGACGAATCATTACGCGATTGGTTTAAAAAAGAAGATTGGGTTCGTATTGATACTCAAGGCAACATTACAGGTCCTTGTGGTACAATGAAAAAAGGTAAAGCAACTACACGTTGTTTGCCTCGTGCCAAAGCAAATCGCTTGACTAAAGCTGAACGCGCTGCTACTGCTCGTAAAAAAGTAGCTGGTTCTAAAAAAGGAAAACAATTTGTTCCTAATACTGAAAAAGCAAAAGTAAAACTTAATAAAGAAAGTTTAGATGAAATGAATTTAAAACAAGGACTAGCAGCAGCTGGTATTGCTTTAAGTTCACTCCTAGGAACTCCAGATACTGCAAAAGCAGCAGCACCAACATCTATATCTCAAGTAGCGGCAAAAAGCATTATTGAAAAAGTAGTTAAAGGATTTGAAAAGGAAGGATATAGTATTGATTTCCTTGAAACAGCAAAATATAAAAATTTTGAAAATGCTGGTGAAGATGATATTAAAGTAGAATTAGGAGCAGCAAAAACAGAATCAGCAGCTAGATTGGTGATGATGCAATTTATTAAAATTAATAATTTAGATCGCAATAAAACCTTATTTATGTTCAACCCAAAGGAAGGACAATTCGCCATAATATATATAAAAAAATGAAACATTCAGAAATAAAAGAAATGATTCGCCGTGTAGTAAGAGAAAGAAAACTTACAAAAGCGGAAGAAAAGAAAAAAGAAGATATCGTTAAAGGAATGAAAAAATCCTTTAAAGGTGATAAAGCATCTATGTATGCTATTGCTACTGCTAAAGCTAAAAAAATAGCTGAAGCTGATGATAGTATTAAAGTTAATCAACCTGATTATAAAGGTACAATTCGTAAAGTAGAAGGTGGGTATCAATTATATGATGTTAATGGTAATGTAGAAGATAAAGAAGTAGGACCTTTTAAAACAATGAGTAGTTTGATGTCATATTATGATATTAGTATGGATCAATTAAATGAAGCTAAAGGTACTGAATTGACTAGTAAAATATTCGATATTGGTTCTACACTTAAAAAAGTAGAAGCTGCTATGGATTTTGGTATGGATCAAGACCCACAAATAATTAAAGGTTTAGATCAAGTATACGATGAATTAATTAATGTTTTAGCTCTTATTGAAAAAGATAGAGAAGAAAATAAATTTGTTAATGAGGATATTGATATTGGACATCAAGATGATGAACCAGGAATGCTTAAAAATGAATTAGCTAGAACAGCTAAAATGGCTGCTATGCTATATAAGAAAATTAAAGCATACGGTGATACAGGTGCTGAAATAGATTTCCCACAATGGTGGCAATCAAATATTATTAAAGCTAAAGACTATTTACAAGGTGCTTTTGATTATTTAGATGGTGAAGAAAGTGTAGCTAAAATTGACGCTACAATGGATGCTTTAAAATTTGAAGAAAAAGACCCATTAGATGTTGTTGTAGCTGAAAAGAAAGGTAAAGATTTAGATGGCGATGGCGATGTAGATAGTGAAGATTATTTAAAAGCAAGAGATATTGCTATTAAAAAAGCGCAAGCTAAAAAGAAATAATTATGGAATTTCAATCAAAAGAAGAATTAGTAGCACACATTAGAGGTAGAGTGCGTCAAATGATGGGCAAACAATCAGAACAAGCCTATCAAGGTGATCCTAACTCTCCTATGAATGTGATGCTCTATAGATTCCCTGAATTGCGTCAGGCATTAGAAAAGTTAATGACAATGCAATTTAGAATATTTGTTGACGATATTCAGTGGGTTGCTCCTAAACCAACAACGTTTAGAATTATTCTTGCAAATGGACAAACATTTACTTTAATTTGGAATACAGAAGATTTTATTGCTAAAATAGCAGGGGTAAAATATGATATGTTAACGCTTAAGGAACGTGAAAGAGCCACTAAAGAAGTAGCTGAATTGTTACAATATGGCCCAATTAATGCTAACTTATCTGGTGATGATTTAGCACAACAAAACCTAACCCCAGCTAAAGGCGAGCCAGTTAATCCTGCTCCACCTCCAGGACAAGTATAATAAATTTGGAAACCCCAAATATTATTATTACTTTCATAATTAACTTACATATTTGTTATGAGTAAACTAAAAAAGAAAAGACTCTTCTTTGATATTGAAACTAGTCCAAACATTGGTTTCTTTTGGCAGTCTGGATACAAATTAAACGTACCGTACTCTAATATCATTAAAGAAAGAGCAATCATCTGTATCTGTTACAAATGGGCAGATGAAAAACAGGTTTATGCACTTACATGGGATGACAACCAAGATGATAAATCAATGTTGGAAAAATTTATGGTAATCGCTAATGAAGCTACTGAATTAGTAGGACATAACAGCGATAAATTTGATTTACCATGGGTTAGAACACGTTGTTTATTTCACCGTATCCCAGTATTTCCAACCTACACTACAATTGATACATTAAAACATGCTCGTTCTAAGTTCCGTTTTAATAGTAATCGTTTAGACTACATTGCACAATTCCTTAATGTAGGCGAAAAATTAGAAACTGGATTTAATTTATGGAAAGACATTGTTCTTAAAAAGGACAAGAAAGCCTTAAAGCAAATGGTTGATTATTGTAAAAATGACGTTGGAATACTTGAAAAAGTATATAACGAAATTGCAAATTACGTTCCACACAAAGTACATTACGGTGTTCAACACACTGATGATAAATGTTCATGTCCTGAATGTGGCTCTACTGATATGAGATTTTCACAAAGACGTTTTACAGCATCAGGATTAGCACGAATCCAATTACAGTGTAACAGTTGCCACAAATACCATACCGTTTCTAATAGAACATATGAGTCTAGTGTAGAGGAATAACGAAACATTACATATTTATATTCATGGAAATCGGTCAATTAAAACAAAACATTATCACTGAGGTAAGGAGACTTGTTAAAGAACAAGCTATCCCTATCAGTCGTACTGAATTAGTTGACAAGATTAAAGCTACAGATCCTCGCAATTCAGGTAGAGGTGAATTCTTTACAGTAACATTTGTTAAAAGAACAGATGGTTCTACAAGAACAATGAATGCTCGTTTAGGTGTAAGACGCTATTTAAAAGGTGGAGATTTACCATACGACGCAGCTGCTAAAGAATTATTACCTGTATTCGATGCACAAAAAGGAGACTATAGAATGATTGATCTACGTAGTATGATTTCTGCTAAAGTAGGTGGTCAAGAATATATTGTAAAATAAAATTAAAAAGTATAACAAATGGCAAAACAATTTATCTCAGAAGCACAAAGAATGCAAAAATTAGCTAATATGCCTATTAGCGAAATGGCTATCCCAGAAATGGCCCGTACAGCAGGTACTGGTGGTGCTTATACTATCACAGAAAAAGGTGAAGAAATTTTAAAGCAAGCTAAAGCTTCTGGAGCTGCTCCTGAAGGTATTAAAAATAGCGAACTTGCTGCTTTAGTATTCTTATTTAAAGCTAAAAAAGATGGTAAAAGAGTACAAAAAATCGATTACGCTAAGGAAAGAAATGTACCTCAACCAGCAGTAAATCCTATTTTCAATAGCTTAGAAGTTAAAGAATTAGTATCTAGAGAAGGATATACTTCAAAACAAGAAGAACCTAAAACATCTAGACCAAGACCAGACGTTGGATCTATGTTAGGTGATTTAGATATTGAAGAAGCAAAATCTGAAGAATAACACACAGACTAGATTCATAGCCTAGTCGCCTCATTAGAGGTTCTATATATATAGCAGCTGTGGCGCTCCTTGAAAAAGGATGCGCCACTTTTTTTATTTTGGGGAAACCAAATAAAAATACTAACTTTATATTATGAATATATTTTATATTAATACAGATCCAGTCGTTGCAGCACAAGAACTATGTGACGACCATATCCGCAAGATGCAAATTGAATCTGCTCAAATGTTATGTACAGCACATTGGGCTGTTGGTAGTGAAGCACCATACAAACGTGCCCATTTCAACCACCCATCAACTAAATGGACACGCGAATCAATTCAACATTATAGGTGGCTTGTAGAACATGGTCTGGAAGTATGTCGTCAATTTACTTTACGTTATGGAAAACACCATAAAACACAAGATGTACTTGAATGGTGTCGTGATAACGAACCTAATCTTCCTGATAATGGATTTACACCACCACCTCAAGCAATGCCTGAAGAATATAAAAATGAAGATACAATAGAGGCATATAAAACTTATTATATTCAAGATAAAATAAAAATTAAAGGATTAAATTGGAACAAATTAAACAACAAACCGATATGGATAAAAGAATTTTAATTATTGGAGCTGGAGTTGCAGGGCTTACCTGAAGAGGTAATGACAGGTATGCTAGGTGCTGGTGGTTGGTCTGATGGTAAATTAACTTACCATACAGCAATTGGTGGTCAATTATCAAAGTATTGTGGTGAGGAAAAAGCCATGCAATTAATGGATCAAGTTATTAGTAACTTCAGACGTTTCCACCCAAAACCAGAAGAAATATTCATGTCTGATCCTCAGGAAGAACCTGAATTTATTAAACCATACTTTGGTTTGAGAATGTTTCCTGTATGGCACATTGGATCAAATTATTTACATGAGATTGCTAAAACATGGTATCAATATTTAGTTGATAAAGGGGTTGCTTACGATAAATTAATATTCGCAGTAGGTAAATCAGGTATTGATTTTGCTCAACAATTATCTGATACTTACAAGTTACCAACTGAACCCAAATCAGTACAAATTGGTGTTCGATTTGAAGCACCACAAAAATATTTTCAAAAATTAATAGATATAAGTTATGATTTTAAACTTTACCAAAAATTTGATAATGTTTCTCTTCGCAGTTTTTGTACTAACAATAATGCTGCATATGTTGCTGTCGAAGAAACCTATGGCGACGTAAGTTATAATGGCCACGCTAAAAAAGGAGAAGAATTTAGAAATGATATGACTAATTTTGGTATTTTAATGGAAATTAAGGGTATTGAAGATCCATTTAAATGGTCACGTGATGTAGTACAGAAATGTCAAACATTAAAACTAGATTTAGGTGCTGATTGGTCAGAACATGGTGGTGGATTATATTACTCACCAAGTAGAGAAATAAGCACTACATCAGAATATGCTCTTATTAAAGCAACTAAAGTAGGTGATTTGGGTGTATTTAAAAATGCTTTTGGAGAATATGCTGATTATATAATGAATTTTATTGACAATATGAACAGTGTATTTAATTTTGGTGATGATTGGGGAATGTATATTCCTGAGGTAAAGTACCTATCACCTGAACCACTAGTTAATTATCACGATTTATCATTAACAACATATCCAAATGTACACTTTGTAGGTGATGCTTTATCAGCTCGTGGTATTACAGTTTCAGGAGCACATGGTATTTATGTTGCTGAAAAGTTAATCCAACACAGCCATCTTGTAGAATTAACACAACTTTTGGAAACAGAATAATTGATTGTACCTTTATATTATGGAAGAACGTAGAGGCAGACCAAAAACAATAGTACATACAGATCATCCACGCAAATTTACTCGTACATACGAAGATGAATTTACTGTTGAAACGTGGAAATTTGATTTAGATAAATTTGATAAGGGTCCTATTGAAGTAGATATTAAATATAAAGCTGGTGCTGAGAAAAAATTAAAACAAATAGCTAAGGAAGTAAAGCAGCAAAAGAAGATTGAAAAACAAATGAAAAAAATAAACGAAAAAAATGGAAAGAAAAATTAAAACAACAGAAGGACACACATTAGTTATTTCTCAGACAACACGTTTAGGTCATGATATTACAGACAAAAAAGACCCTAAAGCAAATGAAAAGATTTGGGTATTACATAATGTAGAAGGTCCTGCCTTAATTACACCAGATAATAAAAAAGAATATTATTTCTGGGGCATTTATCAAGGCAATACAGTTGAAGTACTTAAAGATTTAAAACGTAATCATACAGGACTTCCACCAGCTAAAAATCCATTATTTAAAACTAGATTATAATGAAGATAGGTTTTGCAGGTACAATGTCAGTAGGTAAAACTACATTAGTTAAAGCACTAGCTGAATTGCCTGAATTTAAAGATTATTATGTTGCTACTGAACGTAGCAAGTATTTACGTGATTTAGGTATTCCGTTAAATACTGATTCTACAATACCTGGTCAAATGATATTTTTGGCTGAACGTGCTAGCGAAGTATTGCGTGATAATGTACTGACAGATCGTACTATATGGGATGTATGTGCATTTACTTTAAGTGCACAATCCATAAGCAAATACGAAAAAAATACATTTGTAGACGCCGCTTTACTGTTAAAAGACTATTATGATATTGTATTTTATGTTAGTCCTCGTGGTGTTAAAGTTGAAGATAACGGCGTTAGAACAACAGATTTAACGTATAGATTCAAGATCGATAAAACAATACGTGAGCTGCTTGACGAATATCCACCACAACGATTAGTGGAAATTGAAGGAACAACAGAGGAGCGCATTAGCATTGTGTTAGAAACATTTAATAAATATTTATAACGGACACAAACAACAAACAATGAAAAAAAACGAATTAAAAGAATATATTAAATCACGTGTTCGTGAAGCATTATATGTAGGTAAAGCTGCTGAAGATGAATTGCAAAAAGATAAAAGATTTAGTGCTTTACCTCCTACTGAAAAAACCAATGCTGTTTCAAAATTAAGAATGGGTGGATCTGTTGAGTTAGGTGAAACTGAACTCATGGAAATGGCACGTAAAGCAGCCACATTTAAAGTAGCAGCTGATTTTAAGGAAAAAGCTAAAGGTATTAAAACTGGTGGTCCAATTAGTCCTAAAAAATTAGAGGATATTATAGCACCACTGGTCCTGCAATTGCTGCTGGTGTTGGTTTTGAAGGTAAAATGCCCCGTATATATCCTATATTCGCTGCTTTAATTGATGTTGGTGCTCTTGTAGGCACAGAACAAGAAAAAACAGAAGATATCCCTGAAACACCTGAAAATGAAGACGAGGATATTGAAGATATTTTAGATCCTGAAGATACTGTTGAAGATGAAGGTGAAGATGAATTTGAAAAAGAACCTGGTGCAACAGATATTGAAAAAGCACCTCCAATAACAATGGATCCTGTATCACAAGCATCAGTTGAATTTGTTACAAACAACGATAGATTAATTCAATCTATTATCAATAATTATAAAGAATCAAGATCACGTTTGGGTGCTATTCGTGAGGAAGAAGGCGATTTAAATGCTGCTGACTATAAAAAAGCACTTAAGAAAAGTAAAGAATTAGCTACAGATGTATTAACACAAAAAATAGATACATTAGTAGATAAAATCAAAGAATTAGAACCATCAGTACAAGATAAAGTACTTAAATCACTTGATTTCAAATTCAAATCAGTAAATGCTGATTATCTTTCTAAAATTGTAGCTAAAAAATTAGGTAAAACTATAGCTCCATCTGCCCCTGAAAAACAAGTAGACGTAGATATTGATATTGAAGATATCGATGATGAAATAATGGAAGATACAGGTGTTGAAGATGTAAGCTATGAACCAACGTTCAAAGATTATGAAAACATATATGAGCGTATGCAAAAACTTGTAAACTATAAAGGATAATTGTATGAAAAAAATATTAGATATTATTTCTAAAAACAAAAAACCGTTATTAATAATTGCTATTATTATTTTATTATTTGTTTTACTTGGTCTTTTTAATAACAAGTATCATAAAAAAGAAATTAAAGTATTAAAGCAACAAATTGAACAGAAAGAAGAGGAGTTTAAAGAAGTAATGGCTGAAAAAGAGCGTTTACAAGATTCATCTGAATTTTATGAAGCAGCTGCCTATAAAGCAGATGCTGCAGTTGTTCAAGCAAAAGCTAAAGCAGAAAAATTACGTAAAGAAAAAGAAGCAGCATTAGCTGCACTAAATAATCTTCCCAAAGACGTTATTGATTCATTTTTTGTAAAACGCTATGTTCATGTAGAAAAAATCGGTGTTGATTTAGCTCTTGATCAAAATGTAGGTAATGAAGTAGTGAAAGAATTAACTGAAAAAGATTTTTTAGTTACTGAAGTAAGTATAGAAAAAGACCAAAACAAATTATTAAGTGGCCAAGTAGATACATTAAAAGTAGCACTCAATTTTAATAAATCAGCATTAAATAAAGCCGATTCAGCTATTAAAATTAGAACTCAACAATTACAAATATCAAAAGATCTCGTTAGTATATTAGAAAAAGATCTTAAAACAGCAAAGAAAAAAGCATTTTGGGGCCGTATTAAAGGCGTTGGTGTAGGTGTTGCTGCTGGTATAGTAATCGGTGTTATTGTTAAATAATAATTTCTACATGCACCTATATATTTATATATAAACACGTGCATGAGCGATCAGAATATTAAGGATATAATTAAGCAGGAGTACGTTAAATGCATGACGGATCCTGCACATTTCATGAAAAAATATTGTATGATCCAACACCCAACTAGGGGTCGCATACAATTCCATTTATATCCTTTCCAAGAAAAAGTACTATATCAATTCCAAAAAAATAATTACAACATAGTACTTAAATCTCGTCAGTTAGGTATCTCTACTCTTGTAGCTGGTTTTTCATTATGGATGATGTTATTCCATAAAGATAAAAACGTGTTGTGTATTGCAACTAAGCAAGACACTGCTAAAAACATGGTTACTAAGGTAAGATTTATGTATGACAATCTACCTTCGTGGTTAAAAGGTGCTGAGAAACCTTTGGAAAACAACAAACTTTTACTTAAATTGGCAAATGGCTCTCAAGTAAAAGCTGTTTCGGCTGCTAGCGATGCTGGTAGATCTGAAGCAGTATCTTTACTGATAATAGATGAGGCTGCGTTCATTGAAAGTATTGAAGAGATATTTGCTTCTGCTCAACAAACCTTAGCTACTGGTGGTGGATGCATAGCATTGTCTACTCCTAATGGTACAGGAAACTGGTTTCACCAAACATGGCAGAAAGCAGAAATAGGAGACAATTCATTTGTACCTATTCGTTTACCATGGAGTGTACATCCTGAACGAAATCAAGAATGGAGGGTTAGACAAGATAGTGATTTGGGTTTAAGGATGGCTGCTCAAGAGTGTGATTGTGATTTTGCAACTTCAGGGGATACAGTATTTGAACCTGAAATTATAGGATGGTTTGAAGCTAATTTGTTAGATCCACTTGAAAAAAGAAGTGTAGATGGTAACTTATGGATATGGGAACAACCCGATTATAGCAAAAGTTATCTAGTAGTAGCCGACGTAGCTAGAGGTGATGGTAAAGACTATTCTGCGTGTCATGTGTTTGATATTGAAAATGCAACACAAGTAGCAGAATATAGAGGACAAATTGGTACTCGTGATTACGGCCATATGTTAGTAGGTATAGCATCAGAATATAATGATGCTTTGTTATCAATAGAAAATGCTAACGTAGGTTGGGATACAGTACAAACAGCCATTGATAGGGGATATAGAAATTTATATTATTCTCCAAAACAAGATGCATTAACATCTGATCAATGGGCTAGACGATATGAAAGTGATGGAAATTTAGTGGCTGGTTTTACTACATCTGTAAAAACTAGACCACTAATGATTGAAAAATTTAGAGAATATGCACATGAAAAATCATGTATTATTCGCTCAAAACGATTAATAGAAGAAATGAAGGTTTTCATTTGGAAAAACAGTAAAGCCCAAGCACAAGACGGATACAATGACGACTTAGTAATGTCATTTGCTATGGGATTATATTTACGTGATACAGCATTGCGTTTTAGAAAACACAATATGGAACAAGATCGCGCAACCTTAACAGGATTTTCAGTAGATAAAGGATTTATGAATCCATATGCTGCTAGAGGCCATAATGCACCTAACGCATGGCAAATGCCTACGGATCATGGCAATGAAGATCTTACTTGGTTATTAGGATAAAAATATTTATACACATGATAGACACATCTTTATTTGGTAGGTTAAAAAGATTATTTTCAACTGACGTTATTATTCGTAATGTTGGTGGTAATCAAGTATCAGTAATAGACACTGATCATATTCAATCAACAGGAGTAGTACAAACCAATATGTACCCTGAAAGATACCAGAGAATATATACTGGTGGTTTAGGTACATACATTGGTAATGCTCCTTACTCTAATTATACAATATTAAGACCGCAGTTATACAATGACTATGAAGTAATGGACGGTGATCCAATCGTAGCATCTGTATTGGATATTGTAGCTGACGAATCTACACTTAAAAATGGTGCAGGTGAAGTGTTAGCTATTAAATCACCTGACGAAAATATTCAAAGAATATTATATAATTTATTCTACGATATATTAAATATCGAATTTAACCTTTGGGGTTGGGTTCGCTCAATGTGTAAGTATGGTGATTTTTATCTACATTTACACATCTCAGAAAAATATGGTGTTTATCAAGTAATACCTCTTAACGTTTACAACGTTATCCGTGTAGAAGGACTTGACCCTAAAAACCCAGCTTATGTGGAGTTTAGAGTTGAACCAAATGCATCATATACAGGTGTATTAGGAATGAGTGATAAAACAAGTGTTAAGTTTGAAAACTATGAAATAGCAAACTTTAGATTATTAGGTGACTATAACTTCCTTCCTTATGGCCGTTCATATATTGAACCAGCTCGTAAGATATTTAAGCAATTAGCATTGATGGAAGATGCAATGTTAATTCACCGTATTTTAAGAGCACCGCAACGTCGTGTTTATTATGTTGATACAGGAAATATTCCACCGAATGAGATTCCTACATTCATGGAAAAATTAAAAACGCAAACACAACGTACTCCATTTACAGATCCTAAAACAGGTGAATATAATTTACGTTACAACATGATGAACGTAAATGAAGATTTCTATGTACCTGTTAGAGGTGGAAATACAAATACTAAAATTGAAACATTACCTGGTCTTGAATATAATGCAATTGAAGACGTAGTATATTTAAGAGATAAAATGTTAGCTGCTATGAAAGTTCCTAAGGCATTCTTAGGATATGAAGCTGACGTTGAAGGTAAATCTACATTAGCACAACAAGATATTCGTTTTGCTCGTACAATTGAGCGTATTCAACGTATAGTAGTGAGTGAATTAACTAAAATTGCGTTAGTACACTTATATGCGCAAGGATATACTGACGAGAATTTAACGAATTTTGAGTTGGAATTAACTACACCATCAATTGTATACGATCAAGAACGTATTGCATTGATGAAGGAAAAAGTTGATCTAGCTAAAAATATTATGGATGCTAGCTTGTTCCCATCAGACTATATCTACGATTACTTATTCCATATGAGTGAAGACAAATATGATGAGTTACGTGATCAAGTAGTTGAAGACAAAAAGCGCCAATTCCGTTTATCTCAAATTGAAAATGAGGGTAACGACCCAGTTATGAGTGGTCAATCATACGGAACACCACATGATTTAGCATCACTATACGGAAAAGGACGTAACGGAGTAGGTGTACCGCCAGCATATGATGAAACAAATCCTGTTGGAAAACCACAAGAAAAAACATCAGTGTATAATACACAGAAACGCACATTGGGTAAAGATCCATTAGGAAAAAGTATAGATATCCAACCAGACTCACCTAAACCCGCTGAACCTAAAAATGGTTCACCTCTAGCACTTGAAAGTACTAAGGCTATATACATGCAGAATAAACAAATGCTTGAGGAAATGTTTAAAAAATCTAATGTATTTGACAAAGAGAACACTGGAGATTCGCTGCTGGATGAATCAAATATTAAAGATATATAATAAAATACATATTTATAATTAGTAAATTCATAGTGTGAAACTAAAACATAATAAATTTAAAAATACTGGTATTTTATTTGAACTTCTCACCAGGCAAATCACTGCTGATATCATGTCTAATAAAGATTCAGCAGCTGTTGGTATCGTAAAAAATTATTTTTCGCGCGGCGAGATTGCCAAAGAATATAAGTTATACCAAACATTAACTAAGGTAACATCATTAAGTGAAGCTAAAGCCGAAATTGTTATTTCGTCTACTATTAAATTAGCTGAACGTTTAAATCGTTCTAATCTCCGCAAAGAAAAATATAACTTAATTAAAGAAATTAAGGAAAACTACGATTTAGAAGAGTTTTTCAAAGCAAAAATACACAACTATAAAGCACAGGCTGCTATCTATAATTTAATAGAAGCGCATATTTCAAGTGAGTTTATAGATCCTTCTTTTGTTGTTGATAACAAAGTAACTTTACTTGAGTTTTTAACGAAACAAAACGTAGATAAAAATAAGATTGAAGATCAAGTAATGCTTGAATATACTTCTCAAGACAAAGCTACCCGTAATTTGATTTCTAAAATAATGATTGAGAAATTTAATGAAAAGTATGCTAATTTGTTGCCTGAGCAGCGTGATGTATTAAGAATATATATTAATAAAATATCTAATACTGTTTCTTTACGTGAATACGTTAACAAGAGCTTTGAAGATGTTAAAAAATCATTAGTTGAATTAAGTGCTAAAGTTGCTGATCAAAGAACACAGATCAAACTTAAAGAACTTCAATCAATTATTAAGCCACTTGACAAAAATGAATCAGTTAAAGATGAAGATATATTAAATCTTCTTCAGTTTCATGAACTAATCCATGAAATCAAAACATTATGATACCAGAGGCATTAAAAAAATATATTGATGAATTAATTACGTCTCATTTAGAAGAAATGGACGGTGCTACATCAACTACTGCTAGCGCTGGTGGTGAATATACTAGCAAATATTTTCTTAAAAAACCTAAAAAGTTAGAAGAAAAAACACCAACATTAGCTGCAGGAACAGCTAATATTAGCACATATACTAAAGATGGTTTTACAAAAGCTAAAGAAGGCATGCCATCTGATTCTAAAATATACGATTACAAACAATTTCCTGCAAAACCAGAACCAAAAAGATATAAATTGTATAAGGAAGCATTAAAAGATATGATTAAAGACGAATTATTAAACGAAATTTCATATCGCCGTTTTGCAGAAAACGTATCTAAAATTTCTTCTGAACGTAAAATTACTCGTGCATTAAATGAAGTTAGAAAACGCATTAGAGAGATTGAACAAGTAATTGAATATTCTAATAGATTAAAAACTGAAAATACAATTAAAAAAGAATCATTTTGGACTTCAAAAACAGAGCAATTAAGTGCATTGTCTGAAAGACTTAATGAATTATCAAATAAAATTAGAACTTTATCTCAATAATTAAAATATGAAAGACGATAAAAAAATATTAAGTAAAGAAGAGCTTAAGAAAAAGCTTGACGAATTAGGTGATGAAATCAAATATCGTGTAGCTGAAGCTAAAAAAGCTGACGCAAGTATAGCTGGTGCTCATAAAACTGATATTAGTGAGTTGATGAAAGGCTATCGCGAAATGAAAGAAGCATACGAAAGAATGTTAAGAACTGAAGCTGAATCATTACAACTTGAAGATATTTTAGCGTCTTTAGCTGAAGAAAAAGAAGAAGATCCTAAAAAAGTTGAAGAAAGAGAAAAACTTCATGAAGATAGAGTTAAGGCTTTTGATGAATTAATTGATATGGTTGCTAAAATTAAAGCAGCTTTACCAAAAGCTAAAAAACAAACTGAACAATACTATAAAAAGAACCCAAAATCATTTGCTGTTGTATTTTCTACTGATCAGATGAAAAAAGATTTAGCAGAAATTTTGGAACAATTAGTTGGTAAAGAAGAAAAAACCGAAGAATAATGAAAAGTATTAGCGTACAATACCAAGAGTTAAAAGAGGGTAAAATGACTCAACATCAATTTTTGCGTAATGCAAGAATGATGTTCCCTAACTTTGTAACTAACCATAACTCATTCGATGATTCAGTTAAAATCCTTAAAAATAAAGGATTACTGAATGAAGGTAATGCTGTAAAAGGTACTCCTGATAAGGCTCCTACTTACGATTACCCAACTCAACCTGGTAAGTACATGAAAGTTGTACAAGAACCAGAAGTTGATGAACAAGATGGCATTTATCCTGCTACTACTGTAACAGATATTCCTAAAGAGGAAGTTAGCAAGCCAATTAAGAGCAAAACTAGGCCTGATGGTTTAGAACCAATTAAGGATAAAGACACTAAAAACGAGATGAAGAAAATTCGCATCGTTAAAGAGTCAAAAAAAAACTTAACTGAAGCTAACATAGCTTTTGCTTTGTTTGCTCCTGATTTAGCTAAAAGTATGGGTCGTATAGCTGAAGCAGAGGATCTTTCTCCTGATGCTAAGGCTTTTATTGATATGATTGAAAAAAATCCTACAATTAAAGGCAGACTTGAAAAAATAAGCAATCCTAAAGAAATAGAAGACATAGTCTCTAAACTATTTGCAAAAATAGACCCAGAAGTTCTAAAAAACATACCAGGAGTAAAATCCGCTGTAACAAAAGGAATAAGCAAAATCGCAGGTATTTCTGATAAAGAAGAATTTCGTCCTGGAGTTGATTTAGGTAAATCATCTGAAAAATTTTTAGGC